CAAGCGAACGGGTAGCACTGGCTGCACGGTTCATAGCGAGGCTCCGGAGTGAGATGTCGGGCGGAGGTTGCTACGCTGCGGTCAATCAACATTTCCCGGTGTTGACCGCAGCCTTTGCAACTGATGGCCATTGGAGCCCCGCACTCGGCCACGATATCCAATGCCTTCGAGGTTCGCGGGCTCATTCGCTGATATGCTCCAACCGTAACCCTTGGCAGGTCGGTGAGCTGCTCTGAGACTCCTTCAAAGCCCTCTGGCGGTGCAGTTAGGTTAAGTGTTTGATTCATGATCAAAAGGGGATTTCCTCGTCCTCGTCGTCAGATATTGCTGGTGACGTTTGCTTGGCCGGTTGACGTGGCTCGGGTGATCGTTCTTCCGTTCGGCCCCTCCCCCCGCCGACGAAGGTGAAGCTTTCACCGACGACTTTCAGCTTGGTCCGAGTCTTCCCGGTTTCTTTGTGCTCCCACGAGTCGAGTTTGAGCCGCCCGTCGATGAAGATCGGCTCGCCCTTCTTGAGATATTTACCAACCACTTCAGCCTGGCGCCCGAAGAAGGTCACATCGATGAAGGTGGTTTCTTCGTGAGTCTCATCGTCCTTCCGATATTTCCGATTCGTGGCTAGGCCCAGCTCGGTGATCACTGATCCGCTGGCGGTCCGTTTGATGTCGGGATCTCGTGTCAGCCTCCCGGCGATTTCTACTTTGTTTCTGTCCATTTTTGGTTCTTTGCGTTCGTTCGTTTGATCATGCAGCCTCCTCCTTCCGGGCCGTGGCCAGCCGCTCGATGCACCATCCTCCTTCGTGGAAGAGTCGGGCCTCGTGTTCGGCGTCAGTGATGATTCTCGCGGCCCGAAGTCGGGCCAGGAACCGAGCCTCCCTCAGTTGCTCCTTCCTGGCTCTGAAGAATGCCAAGCGCTCTCGCTCCTCTCGTCGCTCCTGTCGCCTTTTCATCGCTTTCTGGTGACGCCATAGCCGAGCGGCAACAAAAAGGGCGTAGGATCGAGCACAGCGCGTTTGGCGCTGGATGTGAGTGGCAGCATCGTGAATGGTCATGGTTTCATCAGGTCGTCCTTCGTTTGGTATCGATTGCGGGTGGATGGCCGCGCCTTGGGCCGGGCATCGGCCCAGTCCCAAATTTCGGGGAGCCTTCGCCCTATCTCTTTCGCTGAAACGGGCACTCGGCGCCCGTCCCCCGACTCCTGCGAGGTTTTCCATCCGCCCACGGCGCCGACGATCGTAGAGACCGCTTCGGGATCGGTGAGGAGCTGCGGATGAGCAGCGAATTCGGCGTATTCGCTGGCGGACCAGTGAGGCCGGCGGAATCCAGCAGCGCGAAGAATCGAATTCATCGGTTCATCGAATGCCCCGCTCGCTCGCTCGCCCTCATCGCCGTTTCTCGCCAGAGAACCGTTAGAACTAGGGAGAGCGTGAGTATGTGTATTTTCTTCTTCTCCTTTCTTTACCTTCTTTATTTCGCTTTCCGTTTGCTTTTCGTTTGCTACGTTTTGCGCTTTTTCTTTGCTACTTGGTTCGTTGTAACTCTCGTAATTCAAGAGAGTTAAGACGCCCAATCCTTGCTTTTTCTGTTTTATTATCATCCCTTCCAAGGCCAAATCATGAAGGAACTTCCGAACCTTCGTTGTAGACCACTTCCAGCGGGCTGAGAGATAGCGCTCTGAGGCTGCAAGTCCCCCCCTTGGAATGGGAATCAGTTTTCCGCCCACAAGCTTCGATTGAGGCTTCCATGCGGCCATCAAAATCAGATCAAGCCAGGCGCGCAGTTTCTCCGGATCTTGCCAAATCCAGTGCTCCTGCATTTTACGGTGAAGCTTCACGTAGCCTGACATCGCGTTAGGGAATCAGATCGCGAAAAGCGTCTCCTGATTGCGTGCCTTCTCGAGGTTGAGGCATGCCTGTTTCCAGTAGCTCTCCTTCAACTCCGAGCCGACGAATTTGCGGCCCTCCTGAATAGCCACAAATCCCTCTGAGCCGATCCCCATAAATGGGGACGCCACCACGTCTCCAGGGTTGCTCCAAAGCAAGAGCGCCCGCTCGATCACGTCCAACTGCAAGGGGCAGATATGTCTCTCGTCGTCTGCCTCCCGGGCAGATGACTTTTGAAGCGTTCGACTAGGGTTGATATCCATCCAGACCGGCGATGCGTAGCGTTGCCACAGATCGATTGAGAGGCGCCCCTCAGATCGAAATGATTCATCCCCCGCCCACTTGCCAAGCTCCCCGCTGACTGGCTCAGGATTCTCTCCGGGCTTGCGAAACGTGCATAAATAATCCGGGATGCCCTGGCGACTCATGCACGAGTCTTTCACGAGCTGCTTGTGCAGAAGCCCGAGCGCTTTGGTGCGCTGCATGGCGGTCACTGGATCTTTCCAAATGACGACTTCTGAATGATAAATCCAGCCGGCCTTCTCATGCGCCCGAATCACCTCCCCGCGAAAGTCCTCGATGCCGATATACCCATGCCTCGTTTTCGAGGTGGGGAGATTCATGCAATGAACCGACGTCAATCGGCCTGGCTTGGTCACCCGGAAGAGCTGATCCAATAGGAAGCCGTAGTTCTCAAAGAACTCATCATTGCTCCCGCAATTCCCCATGTCACGCTCTGAGCTGGAGTAGGTGTAAAGGCTCGCGAACGGAGGAGAGTAGATGGAGAAACCGATGGACTCATCTGGCAGGCCAGAAAAGACCTCAACACAGTCGCCGCGGTAGGCAGTCCAAGTTGAACCGCTTTTCTGATCGATGCACTTCATGGCTTCTCAACGATCGTCATCATTAGTCTCAGCTTGCTATTGATCTTGCGGGCGTCTTCGAGCATGTCCGCGATCGCGACTTGCATGCCCGGATCATTTAGCGTGGACTTGCGGATCTCTGTGAGATCATTCTCGGCGAACTCCATGGATTGATTCGCCTTCGTAAGCAGCTCGTATAGACTGGTCATAATAAAAATGATGGGATCACCATCGATTGATTTGCTTTATAGGTTTTGTCGATTCGCTGAGAACCTTTGATGTTCTCCAGCGTGAAATTTTGCATTTGTTCTAACATTCGGTTCGCCATCTCTTCAGCGTCGGCTTCCTTGCGCTTGATATTTTCCACCACCGCGCCCTCCGTGTTCGCCGTGACCACGTAGCAGGTGACAGGACTCAACTGGCCAAATCGCCAGCACCGCCGCACCGCCTGGTAAAATTGCTCATAGGAGTCTGAGAGCCCTGTGAATGCCATCTTGGAACAGTGCTGGAAGTTCATGCCCCAACCGCAAATGGAAGGCTTGGAAACAAGCACACGATAGCGGCCCTCAACGAATCCCATCATGCGGTCCTCCTTTGACTCTGGCGTGTCTGAGCCTCTTACCTCGACGGCATCACCGATAGCCTTCCGCAAGGCATCGCTCTCTGAGTTGAGATCGCACCAGACAAGCCATGGCTCATCTGACCCGTTGACTAGATCGGCCACGGCTTTCACCCGTTCATCCACGCTGTTTCTCCGGGCTTCCTGGCGCTCCTGTAATGTCCTCGCATCAAGAGCAAAAAGCATTTCACCAGCGTCTGGCTGGTGATCTACTTGAACGTGATCAATAAAAAGAGGAGGTAGCTCAAACGATCCGTTGTCGTATCCAATATCAGAAGGCTTTCGGATCATGAGAGACCAAGACGCCATCCACTTCCAGAAGTCCGTTTTAGCGTGGCCCTTCAATCTCCACTTCTGAGTCTCACCGCCATCGTGGACAAAGAACCGCGCCAGCATCTCGGTCCGGCTCATGCACCCAAGGAACTCAGAGTGATTGCCAAGCTCCATGAAATCGTTAGGCGCAGGCGTTGCGGTTGCGCAGAGACGAAAAGGGACGCCTCCCCAATCATCGACAAGCTGATTGCGAAACTTGCCCGTGTAGCTCTTCAGGATTGAAGACTCATCCAGCACGATTCCCGTAAAATCTTCCGGGCTGAACCTCGCAAGCATCTCGTAGTTAGTGACCGCGAGCCGAGTCTCCTTGTCGTCTTCCCTTAGATACTTCGCCCCATCGATGCCAAACTTGCCAGACTCACGGACGGTCTGAGTTGCCACAGCCAGCGGCGCGACGATGAGCACGCGGCCAGGAATGTGTCTGGCCCACTCCATCTGCATCAGCGTCTTGCCAAGTCCGCAATCCGCAAAGATGGCCGCCCGCCCGCGCTTCAATGCCCAATGCACAATATCGCGCTGGAATGGGTAGAGGTTGCCATTAAGATCCCCAATCTGATCTAGCCCCGTCGGGACATCCGCCACTCGCTTCATCGCGAGAAATTGTTGATAATCGCTCATGCTCACAAAAAAGCCCCCGGTTGCGATGGACCATGAACCGAAGTCCATGCTGGAAACATCCACCGCAACCGAGGGCCGCGATTCCTTTCTAGACTGGTTTCCAGCTCAGTCATGGTTTATCATATCAAGCAGTTTCCCAGATGGCAACAGTTTCCTTTTTGGAAATCGTTCATTCTAGGAAATCCAGTAAAACCGCCAGCCGTCATCTGCGCCCCATCTGCGGAGCGTGTTCTGGAGGTGAATGCTGAGCTTGTTGCCGTAGGTCTCCCGAGAGGCTCCTGTGCGCCAGTTGATCGCCAAGCATTTCCAGAGCGGCTCTGACCCATCCCATTTCATAGAGACTCCCTCACTAGGTTTAGAAAGTCCTCGGCCCGCATCATCACAAGCCACTCACAATTGTTTTTCCGGTGGGCGACGTAGGGAGTCTTCTCCCCAGCGTCGCGGATCGCCTGGCGCATCGCATCGTAAATTTGCAACCGCTCCACGCGCTTCACTTCGCAGTGAAACCCGGGCATGTCTTCGCACTGCACGTCTGGCGAATCTGGCCCGCCGGCAAACTGCTGCCCGCGCCTGGCGTTGAATCCATGCTCGCGTAAGAATGCCGCCCATTCACGCTCTCCTCTTGCGCCTTTGCTTCTGCTATTCATCGCGTGCCTCCTCTTTGGCGTTCATTTTTGGTGCTTTGGTGCCCTGAGCCCCTCACCTCGAGGGGCTCCCGATGCTCCGCAGGTAACAGTAGGCGCTGTGTTTTGCGTTTTGTTTTTTCATCGGTGGGCATGATTGGTTAGAATAGTTCCGTTTGGCCCTGCTCCTGGTGCATGAGCCTTTCCAGCTTGCACTTGGCCGCCTTCATTGCAGCGATCCCGTGCTCTACCTGAGCCTCTGTCATTCGGCCTTTTGAGACCTCGAATGGGTAAACGCGCTCTCTACGGCGCAGCTCTTCGCTCACTTCTTCAAGAGCTTCCTGTGTGCTAATATGGTCAATGTTCATTTTGTAAGTAGAGGCATAATTTCCTCTCGTTTTTGTTGGTAGTAGATAATGAAGCGGTCTATCGCGCTTCTGACAGTTTCCGTGTAGTCGTCTCGTTCGATTCTTGTGATAAATTCCGGGAGGCCCCGGCAGTAGCTCATGAAATACCAGAAATCGAGTCCGGTGATGGCCATGCTGCCGTGAACCTGTGCTCGGTATTGGCCGGGCAGCTCTTTGGCTATTAGATATTTGCAATGGTTCTTTGCCAAGGGGCATTTGATCTCCAGGCCCGCGATCCACTCACCATCCTTCTGAATGAGGCTATCTGGCGAGCATCCCACCACCTCATCCTCACGAGTGCAGAAGCCCACCTGATGAGCCTCCATGCCCATGATCCGCTCAAATGCTTCTCTGGCTTCTGGCTCCAGCTCGTTGCCCCGGTCAGTGTGCAAATTCCCCTCGAACTTAATCTCATCCCATCGGATGCATTCGGCGCAAAGCTCAATGGCGTATTCTTCCCACTGGCTGGAGTCCTTCCCTGACGGAGTGATGATTCGCGAGAGTGAGGATGCAGTGATTCGACCCGCTCGGGCGCGAAACCACTCCTCAGTCTGCTGCGGGAGATCCCAGATTTTCACGCTCTGTTTCTCCTGCGGCTTTTTCTAGCCGCTTTGTTTTTGGCGCGGCGTTTGCGAGTTGCTTTATCTTTTGAACATTGCGGCCTCTTCCCCCGACCCTTGAACGCCTCTCTCTTTTCCCAATCAGTCATCACGCCTGCTCCTGCTGCCAGAGCCATCGCGCCAATTCCTAACATGGCTCTTTTGTTCATGCATTCACCTCCTTCCACGCTTCGTTGACGGCCTGGGCGAAGGCTTCGGCTTTCTGGAGATTTTCTTCGTGAGTGAGGTATTCCTTTGCTGCTTTGATGACAGCAAACCCCTGCTTGATGCTTTCCTTAAACCCCTGCCATTCAAGTCCCGGCGAAAGCAGCTCCGTCGCTTTTGCAGGCGCAGCCTGTTCGGTCTTCGACTCGGGGGGCAAGGGCGGCTTGTTGGCTTCCTCTTGCTCTTTCCTGACCGCTTCAGCTTCCGCCCTAGCCTGGCGCTCCCGCGCTTCGGCTTCTTCCTTCTCGCGCCTCAGACGAGCTTTCTCCGCACGCTCACCCAGGAGATTCGCCAAAGATTCTGCGCCGAGCGCGTGCATCTCCAACGTGCTCCGATCCGAAAGGAGATCCGCGTGATGAGATGCCGCTCCCTGGAATTCCTCGATGACCTTTCGGTTCCCTTGAATCCTGCCCGTCCATTCCATCACAACGACATCGACCGCGGAGTTCATGCTCTTGATGGTGCGCTTGCCCTTCACCGCTTCTTGCAGTGCTGGCAACGCCTGTTTGGCCTGCTGGGGGAGCAGCTCGGCCTTCTCTTGCAGCTTTGTCACGGCCTTCTCGACGCAATCCTGTCGAATCTCCTCCTTCCGCGCCTTCACGGCCTTCCCGAGATCCAGCCGGACCTGCCGCACTTTCTCAGACGTGCTGGAGAGAGCCTCAAGGAGCTCGTTCAGTGCCTTCGCTTCCTTGAGCGCTTCTTTGGTTTTCGAGTCGATTTCCTCCTCGACGGCTTTCAGGGTTTTCCAGTCGTCTTCCGCTTGGCCAAATTCCTGATCTGTTGACGGTGACGTGTTGATCTTTGCCAGTCGCGCTTCAATAGCGCCCTGGTAGGCGGGAAGGTTCGATTCTACAACCTCCCCTTTGACGATGATAGTAAGGGTTTCTTCCATGGTTATTATCTAAGAGTTTCGATATAACAGCACTGGCTAACGCTTGATTTGAATTTCACCCAGAGCCGGTCTTCGACTCCCTCTCGGATCGTTGACACAATCCCACTTTCGCAGTCTGGATGACTAGCATCGCCATTGGCGTGGTGCGGTACGTAGGTGACTGGATCACCTACTTTGTATTCACTGGCTTTCTTAATGTGCGTGTCGGGCATTTCTTACAGCAGGGTTTCTTCTTTCTGTTGTGCAGGAGCCTCTGCTGGCTTCTCCGTGGCTTTCTTTTTCTCAAAGGGATCGACGGGCGCCTGTTCGGTTGGTGCAGCCTGTGCGTCGAACCAATCCTCCTTCGCGCTCATGCCGTCCCGGAGGCTGGTGTAGATTCGGCGCAGCCTGAGCACCTGTGCGGGCGTGATAGAATCCATTCGTCGTTGGATAAATCCCTCGATCATCGCTTTGGTGACGCCAAACTCCCCAAACTTTGAAAGGATCGAGCTTTGTGCTTCCGGCCCAGTGTCAGCGCTCGCCTGGAGCGTCACTTGGCACTGACTCACCGCATCCTCGATGATGTCACCGGGGATAACTGCCAGGATGCATGCACGGAGTCGCCGAGCAGCCTGATTCGCGCAGAGTTCGTAAATGTCCCGCTCGTCCTTCAGCGCATAGCCTCCCTTTTTTGTGTCGCGCCAATGGCGGACGGTGAATGTTCGGGGGACTCTCGTATTCGTCTCAAGATCCCAGGCGTAGGTTTCCACGGTGGAAATACCAACGCCGTCTTTGTCCTGCTTCCGGTCCACCTCCCTCCAACCGCTCTCGATGTTCCCCCATTGCTGGGCGACCGCCTCCGCTAAACGAATGGACGGCCCAGCGACTTCAGTGCCCCCTCGTGAGAAGGTGTAGGTCGATTGCTCCGCCAGCGTCTTGCGGGAGCAGGCGTTCGCGATCCGGTCGATGGCAGCCTTTTCGTCTCGCGGGAATCGTTTCGCGGCAAGCATGGCCATCATGACCTGACCAGTCTCCCGGCTCGCCAAGGCGGCACCGAGTGGCGAATCAGCCGTTGGTTGTAATTGTGCGCCGAGTGGCGCCAGTTCTTCCTTCATGTTTCGTAAGGGTAAAAGTGAAGGAGAGAGCCAAGGGAACCCCCGTAGCCGCTGGAGGAGGATGCGGCTATCAAAACCCTGGCTCTCCCCAAGGCGTTACTTGCTGCCTTGCAGCAAAACGGGCCGAGCTAACTCAAGGCCAACGTTGATCGAGTCCGCAATGAGGCGGTTCGTCGCCTGGTCGCCGTAGTGGTCCGCGATCCGTCCCACAGTGAGCACCCCCAGGCCATAGAGAGGTTCGTCGAATGACGCGAAGTCCACGTCCCCCGTGATCTGGTGTTCGGCGAGCGCCTCCATCACAGGCGCAAGCTCGGGCTTCGCCTCGACTGCCTGCTGGACAATCAAGGCTCCCCCGGCAGAAACAATCGTCTGCCCCAGCGGAGATTTCAAAAATCCCCAGGTTTGGGCACAGGATGGAAGTACCACCAGCGTCACGCCGCAGAAGACTCCAGCGAGGAAGATGGTAAGTGTTCTGGAAATGCGCTCGGCTCGGCCAGGCGCCCGGACAATGGGTGATTGCACGTGTCTCATAGTTAGTCGGAGTAAGGTGAAAGGAGAATCAAGAGAGAGGCGGCAATGGCCAAGAGAAGGGCCAGAATGACGCCGTTGAAGAATAGTTCACTCATGGTTAGGTTTGTTTGTTCGGGTTGCGGGATTGCTGGGCTGTGCGGCTGCCGCTCGGTTGATGCCGTCAGTTTTTTGCCGCTGCGATTCGGCCCAGGAGAATAGGGTGACCATTATAATGCCCCCCCTGTTTGAAAATTGAGCCAGCGGCAGCCCCCCGAATGTGTGGCCAGACGGAGGCCGAATGAAAACTCACGAGGCACTTTCAACCCCGGGCCAATTCCGTAACCGCAGGGACGCATGACAATCCCCTGCCGATCGCTGCCGCTGGCCGCTCGGGAGCATTCTCTGCTCCCGAAATCTGCTACCCTGCCCGAAGGACAGAAATACGTATGATGCCCCCATCCCTCGGGGGAAGGCTTGAGTGGAACCTTTGTTTCCGGGGTGTTTCCCGGTAGATTCAAAAAACAGTCTTGCAGTTTGCTCCCCGCCTCTGCTACCCGAGCGGAGTGAAAATCAAGGGCCTCTACCAGAAACGGGAGTTCTTTTACTTCCAGCCGCCGATGGTGCAGGGTGTTCGCCCGAAGCCCATCGCGCTCCGCACGAAGAACCTGCACGAGGCCATTCGGATGGCTACAGAGCTTCGCCAACGACTTTCCTTCGATCAAGATCCGGATCGCCTTAGCCATGCGATCAAGCGCTACATCGGAGAGAAGCGAGCCCTTCAGGAAATGACTCGCGGCACCCTTGAGCACACCGAGCGCTTTTTGGAGCGCTTTGCGGCCTGGGCCGGAGACATCCTGATCGCGGAGCTTTCCCGATCCCACATCGAGAACTTCCGCCTGCACCTCAATGAGAAGGGGCTGAAGGCCAGCACGATCGTCTGCCAGATGCGGAGACTCCAGGGTTTCTGTTCCTGGCTCAAGGCCAAAGACAAGATCCTGAGAAGCCCTTTCGAGGGAGTGAAGCTGCCGACTATCAAGCGGACCCAGGCCATCACATTCTGCACCCGAGAACAGCGCGATCACTTGATCGAGTGTTGCGACCGCGAAGACCTGCATTTTATCCTCATGGCGGGATTCTTCCTTGGGCTGCGGATCGGCGAGATCATCGAGGCAGTTCCCTCGTGGTTCCGAACACCGGGAGTCGTGGAGCTGACGGAGACGGCGCACTTTCAACCCAAGGACAAAGAGCGGCGCCTGATTCACTACGGCGACCGCTTCGCCCAATTCCTCGCCTCTTACGGGCTCCGTGAGCCCTTCATGGTGAGGCCCGAGGTCCGCCATGGCCGAGGCCGCATGCGCTGGCACTGTGAGCGACCCTGGAAGGCTTTGGTTGATTCTACGGAGCTTCCCTGGGTGACGCCGCACGTGATGCGCCACACTTTCGCCACGCTGCACATCCAGGCAGGAACACCTCTCGCCACCGTGGCGCGATGGCTCGGCGACTCCTACGCCGTTACCTTCGCCCACTATGCGGCCTATGCCCCTACCGATGCTCATATCAGGAACCTTGACTGAGGATTGATTCCAACGCTTCGCTGCGCTCTTGGTTGGCCTCTGCGGCCTCCAGCACGCGGTCCAGGGTTTCCCTGCGGAAATAGTCTCCGCGGGCCGTCTGAAAGTAAGGAACGAGGAGCTTCGGATACCGCCGCAGCAGTTCCTTGAAGACAGACTTCCCCCCGCAGTAAACCTCCGAGTCGCCTCGGTTGAGTCCCCCAGCGGGAGTGCTGATGGTTGTTTTTTTGTTCATCAGTCCAATTCGGTGAGCAGTCTTTGCAATCGCTCGCTGCGGTCTGCGCACTCCGGGCAGGGTTGATGACTGGCGGGGTCGTTGGCGTGCCCCATGATTAGCATACCCGTCCCATCGCATCTGCGGCAGGCTTCGCTTTCGGCAATGCACTCCTCGATGCAAAGGGTTTCCCGAAGGCCACGAATCGCCTTTAGCTTGGCGTCAACGTGATCCTGGGTCGTTTGGCGACCGTCGGATTCCTTGGCGTAAATCGCGGCCAAGGACCGCAGCTCGCGCTCGACGCATCCCTGTGATGGGACGATTGAAATGGGGCCGCAGTTCATTCGGCCTCCTCCACTTTGGCGGGGTGAATTGTAGCCTTGCCGCTCTTCACTGCGGAGAGCGCCCAATCGAGCACTGCGGCGGTCGTGGCCTTCAGCGAAAGCCCTCTCCTCTTTGCCAACCGAGTGAGGTCACGCTTATGGTTTTCTGTTACCTCAATAAGCATTTTTTTGCCCATGAGGGAACTTGTATCTCGTTGCACAGCAGGATACAACCCTAAAGTTGCCTAAAACAAAACTTTTTTGTATGTTCCGTTATGAAAATAACGAACAACACCCGAGCGCTGATCCTCAATGCGCTAAGGACCAAGGGGTTGACTCAAACCCAGCTGGCGGAGGAGATGGGCTATGGGAAGGCGTGGGTGACGCGACTTCTCGATGGGACACTCAAGCGACTGAAGGAGGAACAAATCGACAAGTTGCAAGACTTCCTTGGGATCAAGTTTTTTGTGGTGAAAGACCTGCGCCCGCAGCTCCCTCCCTCACTAATGAACCTCGCCAGGATCGCAGAGGATAACGAAACCCTCATGGATCTGCTGACGACACTGGAGCATCTACTCCAACAGGAGGCCCCGCTAACTGCCCCCTACATCCCAACGAAAAACATGACCAAGCTCGGCCAGGAGATCATTCGACTGGCCTACGCCAACGAAGACAAGCCCGGGAAAGTCGCCCGGGAGGTTCTTCGCCTGCTCTCAGAGAAGGGCATGGGGTTGTAAAAATCAACTAACCCAGGCGATCCTTCAGCTTGGCCAGCTGCCACTCGATCGCCTCAATGGACTGCATCGCGATCGGATCCGGCCCGCCGCGATCTGAGTCCCTTGGCATCGGCTGATCTTGCTCGTGGGCATGCATCAGCTCTTGCACGCCAGCGCGGAAGTCTTTCAGATCGACTTTCTTCCCCGGGCATGACTTTGATGTCCGAGGGTCGTCTCGGTGGCCGTTGATGGAGTCCACGCCCCATCCGGTTCTTTCAAGAATTGCGGCTGCCGCACGGGTTGCCATGTTCCAGCAGGCCAGCCCTCGCCCAGAGTAGGGATCCTCTGAATCGTAGTCGCCGAGCACTTCAATCCCGATGTGGGAGCGGTTGAAGCTGACGGCGTGAACGCCTCGCTCATCCAGTGGGCTCATCCCAAATATCTGATCATCGTCGATGAAAAGGTGCGGACCCCTGCTCCATCCAAGCGTGCCCTGGTAGTAGCTTTGGATGTTCTGGATGTGTTGGGCCTTGAGCCCGTTCGGACGCTGCCGGAGGGAAGGGGAAGCCGTGTGATGCATGGTGATCCCGCGAGCCCACGAAAGGTCAACGGTGCGCAGATAATCCGCGAAGCTCGCCCCATCCCACACTCGACCAACAAGGGAGAAACTCATGGCGCAGGAATGGCTTTGCCTTTGATGAAGCTCCGGCCCGCGGTGTAGGAGCCGGCGATTCCCGTATTGGCCAGGATGGCGGAGATCAAAATTTCAGGATCGATAGAGATGCCCCAGCGTGATAGAAAACCCGATCCGATACCAATCGCGAGATTGATCACCATGGCAATGACAGAGCCCTTCCACTCGGTGGTCTGGCTCCCCGTTTTTTGTGCTTGTTCTGTGCTCATGCGTCTAGAGTTTTTCCGGAATAGCAATTCCCGCGATCCCGATTGGTTGCTCAATACCGTCCGCGTATCGCGGATATTTTATGATCCTCATAGGCTCAATGGATTTGTCTGGCATTTCGATCCGCTCCATCAGATCCATCACCTCACGCCTCCTCCATACCTCCTTATCGTTGGCCATGAATTCAGCGGCTATCTCTGCGGGCCAGACCGCTGCATCAGTGTGATGGAGGTAGTCTTGGAGTTTATAGCCTCGAGGAAGCAGAAATGCCCTCTCATAAGCTCGGTTTACTGCGAGAACACGGCCATCCTCATCTTTCACCCATTGCGGGAGCGGCGATGAATCATGAGAGGATGAAAGAATGATGAACTGCGTCAGTAAGCGCTGATTCTCGTTTTCCAAGAGCTGGCAACGCTTTTCGAGCCCTCTCTTCGCCAGCTCCAGCTCCGCTAGCCTTTTCTCTAAATCATCACGGAGACGAGTGGCACTTGCCACTTGCATCCTCCAAAGCTGCGCCAGCGCAGCTGCCATGACGCCAATGGCCGTCATGAGTGCCCCCTCGATTCCTGTCATAATCTGAAAATTGAATGCTAGACTTGCTCTTTTCCAGCCTCAGAAATGGGCGTTTCTCTGGCGAAAGACGAGTCCTGTTGAACGAAGAAAATCTCGCGCCATCGTCGATCGCTCTTTTGCCTGGGCGGTGTGTCTCTCCAAGAACCGGAATCCATATTGCCTGAATACCTTGATCCAGTAATCGGAGGGTTGGCAGTTGACGTGATGGTGCCCGCCGGCGCCAGGCGGCGCAGCCGTCATGATGACAAATCGGCAGCGCTGAAAGGCGTGCATGGCATTCGGAAGAAATCGTTCCTCAATGTGCTCTAGAAATTCAACGGACCATCCAAGATCGTATTTTTTCAAGCCTACGCAGATGCCTTTCGTGAAGTCATGTCGAATCAAGCCAGGGAAACCATCGATGGACGGATCACCGTCGATCCCATCAGCCAAGCGCAAGAGCTTGGAGGCGAGGCGAACCATCCCGCCAGGTCCGCATCCAATATCAAGGAAGCTTTGCGCCTTCCATCTTGCAATGGCCCATCGGAGAGCTCCCTCATCAATGTGAGTGATCCCAGCATGGCCTCCAAGATGAGCGCCAGTCTTCATAGGCCAAGGCGAGCAGAGAGATGGTGTGGAAGGGAATCCGCGGACTGCTTGACTTGTAGTGACAGAAGGGCCGCAAGAATGTGATCACGAGGCTCTGGTTTCCTTAGAAACCCTTCTCCGATTGCCACCACCTCCAGCCCCTGAATCATGGAGCACTCAAGAAGTGATGTCGAGTTGATCCCATAGACGAGCGAAGCATGCCTAGCGATCTTCCGGATGTCTCCATGCTTCACAAGGGGGAATCCATTGGTGTCATAGTTGGATGAGTCACGCGGATGCCTCTTGAAGACGAGAGGCATGCCAGACTCAAAGAAGAATTCACAGCAGTGATCTATGAAGTGCTGCATCAGCTTGAAAGGAGAGTGCTTTCTGATTTGAGTGTCGCTCTCAAGCTGAAGCGGGATCAATACATATCCATGAGGATCATGTTTTGGGACATAATGCTTCTGGAACTCCCTAAAGTCGTCTAACTGGTCACTTGTGAGCCACTCTAGTGAGTCATTCATCACAGATGACTCCGGGCCAATGCCCATGGCATCGTAAAACACATTCCCAAATTGAGGAAAGAAACCGAGCTCGGCATAGATGATCTTCACGCCTCGTGACTTGGCTAAATCTACCGCTGGCCGCTGCCATTCATTCTGACCATTCCATACAACCAGCAGATTGCTGCCTTCCATTTTCTCTTTGAAATCCAAAGGGCCTCCCCATTCATAATCCCATCCTCGGCTTGATAGATGCCGGATCAATGGATCGAAGCATACCCAGTCTTTGTCTTTAAGAAATGTGGCCTTCATCGATGCATTGTTGAAAAGCTGAGATGACTTTCTCTGGGGTGATTGATCGGCTGCATTCAAATTGACGCGAAGTCCCTTTGCGGTCAGGGCACCATTGCCAGTCATTGGCCTGAATGCGATGACGGTTAAAACATCCAGCGCAAACATTGTCAGGCGCTGAAACTTTCACAGCCTCGCTCATTTCAGTCCAGGGATGAGAGAATCCGCTAACTAGCACGGTTGGCGTTTCTAGTGCCCATGCCATCCAAGTCAACCCGGACCCCACTCCTATGAATGCGTCTGCATGGCAGATGAATGTTGCTGTGGTTTCTATCTGATAGTCCGGCAGTCGTTCGGCATCCGCCGGCAAACGGTTCCCCATGAAACCATCTTCTTCGCGAGAAGCAATAAACACGCGATATCCTCGGGATTTCAGCCAGGAGGTCACCTCATCCCATCCAGATGGGTGATTCCAATATTTGGCTTGAGAGGTCGAATGAATACCGAGGCAGACATAGTGGTCATCAACCGGCCTACCTCTGGTCGAGATAGAAACCCTTGGCCTAATTTCAACCGGCGGAAGGCCCAGTTGGCGAGCGGCTGTCCACTGCAAAGGCTCCGTCCTGGGGTCGTGACTGTGCTTGGTCGGATCTGGCAGCGACTCTTCAGATTCATCATAGAAAAATCCAATATTTGTGAGTGCGTAGATGTTCTTGACCTCAACTCCCGGCCCAATCCATTCAATCGAAGGATACGCAGACTCCACCCATTCGTTGTGATGAGAGCAGGCGACCACTTTGCATCCCCATCTCTGCTGAAAATTCTCCAGGTAAGGGACCCATGCCAACGTGTCCCCCATTGAGGAGGAGCCGATGGAAACCAACACCCTCTGCCCAGAAGGATTGAAGCGATGCTCATAAACATGAGCGCCGTCTCGCTTAATCACTACCCTCCAATCTTCAAGCCAATAGAAAGGGAAGATGACTTCTCCTGTTGCTTGAGCAGTTGCCGATCTTAGGACCCCCTGGCCGTCGTAGAGAAAAACATCATGCGGCAAAGACGTCGGCATGATGACATGAATTCCACCGACAAAATGCACCATGAATGAAGGCGCAATTTCAATGTCCTCATAGGGATCTCTCATTAAGCGCATCAGCTAGTGATTTCGGGTCGTCAAGGTCAATAAAACTCACATCGTCATCTGCGTGAGATCCCTCATAAACTTCGAGGGGAGAAATGAAACAGGGGAGGCCAGCAGATAGAGCTTCTCTTAGAGAGATCGGCGCCAGCTCCTTCGTGGAGGGCAGCACAAATGCATCAGCGGCCTTTAGGATCTTGTCGATATCTCTCCTCTCTCCCCACACTTTACAATTCGATGGAACCGTGAGCCTGCTCCAGTAATCCTCCATGTTCGGCGCCCGATTCCCTACAAAGTGAACCTCCCAACTGTCCGGAAGGTGCCTTGCGGCATCAATCGTCCAATCCTGGCGCTTGTGGGCGGTCCAAAGCCCCAATTGCACTAAATGCTTTTTCTTTGGATCCATGCCTAAAGATCGCTGAAGCGTTCTCTTAAAAGACTTAGGCGGAGGGCGTCGAGTGATTGGGTATTCCCAAACAACTACGTCTGCCGAGGGAATCTGTTGGTGAATCATTCGGGCCTGCCAATGACAGACCGCAATATATCTATCTGCCTTGTAAGGTAGCGATGAGTAATCAAGATCCCGCTCATGTGAGGTTAGGACAAATATCCATCTTCCTCTCCTTTGAAGGATGTCGCCGACTGTTTTTTTCGTCAGGAAGGACGTCGGCTCCTCTTGGAAATGCACTAAATCAGGATTGAGATCATCAATCAGTGAGATCAGTGATCCCTCATTTCCATTATGACATGACCAGTCATGGCCCTTGCGGATATTGTCTCTCTGAACAGTGTAATCGTCAGAGTAGTTTTTAAATTCGGCAAAGTGGAATTCATGAGGGCATTGTTTCATGAATTGCTCCACATAGGCCGGCATTCCTCCAGTGCTACAGTGGGGAGCGATGATGAGTGATTTCATGGTCAAGGGTTGTGCTCTATCAGACAGACGTTCCCGAGGTTCCAGAGCTGCCGCTCGTTCCTGACGTGCCGCTGGACCCATTGATCCCGCTTGTCCCGGAACTGCCATTGATTCCGCTTGTTCCGGAGGTTCCACTTGTCGGCGTGGCTATAAGATTTGCCCATGTGCCGCCCTCTTGCCTCCATTGGAAATAGCCGCCAGAGATTCTCATCTCAACGCTGTATCCAGACGTCCCTGACGTCCCTGAGCTCCCGCTAGTCCCTGAGCTTCCTGAGCTTCCAGAACTGCCACTCGTCCCGCTCGTCCCATTCACCCCGGAGGTCCCCGACGTTCCAGAAACCCCTGAGCTCCCAGACGTTCCACTAGATCCCGAACTTCCAGAACTGCCACTCGTCCCGCTCGTCCCATTCACCCCGGAGGTCCCCGATGTCCCTGAGACTCCCGAGCTTCCAGATGTTCCAGAGCTCCCCGAACTGCCTGAGCTCCCCGAGCTGCCGCTAGTGCCACTGGTTCCATCGTTGCCCGAGGTCCCCGACGTTCCATTTACACCCGAGCTTCCGCTAGTGCCCGAGCTTCCTGAGCTGCCATTCACTCCTGAACTGCCCGAAGTCCCATCTTGGCCCGAAGTGCCACTGGTTCCATTTACACCTGAACTTCCCGATGTCCCGCTCGATCCGGAGCTTCCACTCACTCCTGAGCTGCCGCTGGTGGCCGAAGTCCCAGAGCTTCCCGAGGTCCCCGATTGTCCTGACGTTCCCGAGGTTCCCGATACTCCGCTGCTGCCTGACGTTCCGCTGCTCCCGGAGGTTCCTGACGTGCCATTGTCGCCGTCTACTCCAGATGTCCCGGAGGCTCCTGAGCTTCCGCTAGTCCCTGAGCTTCCTGAGCTGCCACTTGTCCCATTGACCCCCGACGTTCCATTATTGCCATTGATTCCGCTAGTGCCCGATGTCCCGCTCGATCCGGAGCTTCCAGAACTGCCCGACGAAGAGCTTGTGCCCGATGTCCCACTAGTTCCGTCGTTGCCATTGATTCCTGATGTTCCAGAAGTGCCACTGGAACCGGAGCTGCCGCTGGAACCGGAGCTGCCGCTGGAACCGGAGCTGCCGCTGGAACCAAACCCAAAGGCCGATGGATACTCCATCAGGATTGTCCCGGAAGAATCCACCCGAGGAACCTTCCCTGAATCAGCGACGGTGACATCTGGGAGCTGTTTGTGCCGCGCCCTGTCAGAGTAATACTCCACCCCATGGCGATAGTAGACGACGGTGATCTTGCCGCTTGAGTTGGTGGCGTCGAGGATGTGCCAGGCGTATTTCCCTACATCGCCCGAGCTCCCGGGAGCGTCGTAATTGTCGGGAGTGTGCTTTTTGAGCCCGGTCGGCTTCGAGGTTCGCCACTCCGTGGTCACGGCGGTGATGGCCCCGTCCTTGTCGGTGTCCGCGATCACCCAAAGCTGCTCGGTGCCCGTGATGGCTTTCGCGGCGCCCGGGTCGCAGTTGTGCACGGTGTCCCCGTCCTCGGTCAGGTCTCCATCCTCGACGAGAATCTTGCCGCCCTTCTCTATCGTGTAGCCAAACCCCTGAGAGATATTTATCGCCGGCTCCGTGGTTGTATTGCTACGCGGCGCCTGGTGCCCTCCAATCGACTGCGGGGATTCATCGGGCTCCTCATCCCTCGTGCGGAAAGTTTGCTTAGGAAGCATCCTGGCGAGCCTGAGCGACTCGAGGAAGTCTTGCGGAGAAAGATGCTCGGAAGGGCCGAAGGTGATCGTGTCGCGGCCCGTTTGCAGATCCTGCGAAATCGTCTGGATCGTGCCGCCTGGGATCAGGACGGCTGTCCCATCGACGAGCTTGACCTTCTGGCCTACCGCCGGCGGGCCGTCCGGGATGATATCCGTGCCGTCGCGAAGCTCGATCGGCGTTCCGTCTCGAAGTGTGACCGCGCCGGGATCGTCGATGACCGAGCCCGCTTCTTCATCAATCAACGTAATCGTTCCTTCATAGGGGAGTGCATCGAGCGACTCATAATATGCTTGGGCCAGGCCAGTTGGGGTCGCCTCTGCAGGGGCTGATTTGACAACCTTCTTGTAAACCTTGTTCTGCGCGTTGGTCCCCGTGACTTCGATCGATACCCGGATTGCAGGGTAGGGCGTTCCCCCAACGTCTATCTGATCGGTAAAGATGGCCTTGGATGCGGCAGTTTGGGGATCGTTGTCGTAGGCAATGATCGCATCGATGCGCAGTCGTTCAGCCCGCACCCCCATCCAATCCTCAATATTCCCATCGAGTAGCTCCCGCGGATAGTCCGCCGGGTCGGTGGAATCGGCGAGCGTGTTCTCTGGGTCGATCGCTTCCGGAAGCGTGGAATCAGAGGGCCGCGCAAACTCGACGGTGAAACCTCCAACGATCCAATCGTCGAAAGCAAAGTTGTTTAGCCATGGCAGGTGATCGCGCATCCACCGTTCCATGTAGCCGCCATTGAAACCGAGCGAGGTCGTGCCCGTGGGGATGGCTCGCGTGCGGATCTTCTGTTTTTGGTGTGATCGAGCTGAACCTCTCAGCGGAATCGTTGCCACAATCCCGCCAGGAGCTCGGCCTGTGGCATCCGCCGGATAGATGTCGCTCTCGACGGTCGTGTAGGTGTTCCCGTCAAAGTCGTGATCCTTCTCGTATTTGAATTGGACGAACGGCGGAACCAGATCCTTCCGGTGAGTGTATCGCGTGCTGACGACTCGTCTATCCGTGGCATCTAACTCATAGAGCGTGGTCGGCTCCACAATGTGGAGGATGGGAGTTTCCGCGGAGTAATCGAAAGAAGCGACGGCGCCTGGATGCCAACGCATGATCGATCGCACGACTTCCGCGCACGTCTGATCCCGTCCCTCAACACTCCAGACTTGCTGGCCGGCGAGGACATTCCCGATGCCGAAAGGGGCGGCCAACCCTGCCTCCTGAACGGAGGCGATTACGTAGGCCAAGATCGCGTCGAGCTGGTCGCCGGTTGTGATCAGCGTGCCGGCGTCGTTCATCCCAAGCAGGACGTGAGAACGGAGCGCGGATTTCAGCTCGACGGGCGAACCGCTGACGCTGGCATCGAGATCAATCTCAGACCAGTTCTGTTGGAAGACGAGGTTTTCTAGATACCACCATGGCCCAGAGATCTCGAACGTCTGCCCCTCGGATCCATCCTGATCTCCGATCCATGGGAGCTTGGTGACGATCCCCTGAAACCATTTCAGGTTATTCCGGTAGACCTTAATCGTGTCCCCATAGGAAAATGGCGGGACAGGGTTTGCCTCAACCGGGCTGGCATCTCTGAGCTCGATGGGGGAGAGATCACGAAGCACGATGTTATCCACGCCATCGACATCTGGAACATCGACGATTTCGAGCGTCAGGACATCAGGTGTCATGCTCTGCACCCTGCGGGAAGCCATCGTCACTCCCCACGCCTCAGCGGATTGTCTCGTCCCCTTGTGCTCGATTTCCCAGAAGGCCATGGCTATCGCTGATTGCGCAGGTTTTTCACCTGCCCTTGAAGATTGTCTATGGTGGAGAGAGCGCGGGCCATCTCAGATTCCAGAGCAGCAGCCCGAGCCCCAACAGAAAGCAGCCCCTGAACGCCCGACTGTTGGGTTGCGAGGATTTGAGCAAGGATTCGGCGAAGGCTGGCCGTTTGCTCCTCAAGCACGGCACCGAGTCGCTGGGCATCCTCATTCGTCGATGTGACTGCCTGCTGAGTGATGTCGCCGACTCCCGCCAGGTTGCCCTGGCCGACTCCCTCAGAAACACCCTCAATCCTTCCTTGCTGGGCAGGATCAACGGCAATGGCCGCCAGTCGCTCCAGCGTGGCCGCGATTCCCCCGAGCACGTCGCCTCCTTGATCCTGTAGCGTCGAGAATCTATTCTCTTCAGCTTTCGCTCGCTCCTTCCGTTGGTTGGCCTGAGCCGAGGAAACCGCGCTCTGTGTCTCTCCTTGGGCAAGCTGGCCCTGGAGCCTGGCCTTTTCGCGCTGGAATTCGATCTCGTCTTGCAAAGCCCGAATCTCTCTGGCGTGGCCCGCCCGCGTAGCCTCAAATTCAGATGTTAGGTCGGTGACTTCCTGCTTGGCGTTGGCGAGTGCCTCCTGCGCTGATTTCAGCTCAGATCGGGCTTGTTTCTTCCTCTCGTCATCAACAGGTAATTCTTGGCCCCGCTTCAAATCAAGAAGCTGGCTTTCAAGCCGAAGGCGCTGGTTGCGAACCGACAGCTCAAGGAAACTTGGCCCCAAGCTTCCATCTTTTTGAAGATCGGCCTCACGCTTTTCCAGTCCGGCAATCTTTGTCTCAAGCCGATTGATGAAGTCTTGGCGGGCCGACCCCGGACGCCCCCTCAACTCCGCCTCAAGTGAGGCGATCTGATTGGCGAGCTTTGACTCCTGTTCAGCCTGAAACGATATCTTCTGTTGAAAATCAACACGCTGTTGCTCTGCCAGCTCCAGCGTCCGCTGGAGCCCCTGGATCGTGTTCTGTGAAGTGGCCTGGCCAGCGGCTTCCCTCGCTGCACCCTTCCGCCGCTCCTTCTCCAGTGGGCTCAGGGTTTTGTCTCCCTCGATCTCCTGAATCTGGAGTTTCAGCCGAAGGTCCACCAGTTCATTGGCTCGCGTGACATTCTTCTGAATCGACCGCTCAAGCCGATCGTAGTTTGCAGCCAACCGAGAAATGCTGGCCTCTGCTTCCTCCGCCCCCTGTTTGGCTGCTGCTTGCAGGTCAGCGACGATCTCCTTGACCTTCTCCGTCTCCTCTGCGGCCTTGTCCGCGATTTTCTCGATCTGCTGGGGCATCAGGCCCAGGAACCGGAGAGTGCCGATCAGTGCCGCCGTAAGGCCATTGAGCGAGGAAATCATCACCCTTACTCCCGCCTTGAACGGCGCTGCAAATGGAGTGGCCACGGCAGCGGTGAACTGCCCCCAGGCATCCCGAAGCGTCGAGATCAGACCGTTGATGGTCTTCGATCGACGCTCCATCTCGCCCTCGAAGCTCTTCAATGTAGATTCCAGCAATCCCCATGCCTCCTCCCCCCGAGTGCCTTCCTTGTGCAACTCACGGAGCTTGAATGAAGTGTCAGCCGAAATAAGGCCCAGCTCCTGAAGTCGGAGGGTTGATTCGCCAATCTCCCCTTTGCCGGATTTCAGGGCGGCATTGAGCCGGCCAACGTGGAGCGCCACATTTTGGATTGTCTGGTCGAGTGATTCGCCTGGCCGCTGGGCGACCGCCGCAGCATCACCCACAAGTCGCAGGCTCTCTTCGGCGCCGAGCGCGTTCCCCGAGAGCGTTTCAAGAACACGGCTGGCCGTTGCCAGTCCGGCGATTGAGAGCGGCGTCTTGGCCGCAAACTCGCGCATTTCCTGAATGCGCTGCTGTGCTTTGTCTACCGACCCAAGGAGTGTCGTAAAGGATGCCTCCAGATCCTCCGTGACGCCGATCGTCCCAATGCCCTGGCGGACGATTCCGACGAAGCCAAGAAACCCTGCGGCCAGTGCTGCAATCTTGACCGTGGCCGAGGAAGCTCCGGAAGCGATGGCATTGAAGAAACCACTGAGCCGGCCACCGACCGGGATGGCGTTGTTCAGCTCCTGAAGCTTGCCCTTCGTCCGGTCGATCCATTGCGTTCGCGGCCCCTTGGAAAGCTCGTCCTTGGTCCTTCGGATGGCCGGTTGAACCTGCTGCACCCGTTGTTTGAGCGTTCCGAATCGCTGCTGGAGTCGAGCCAGTCCGCGGTCATCGAGATTACCGACCTTGAGCCCCTTCAGGTCTTCCTTGGTCTTCGCAATCTGCTTTTGCAGTTTCCGGAATTCCCGAGTCCCAACGTCCGCTTTAGAGAGCGCGGCCTCTGCCTGCTTCAGCTCCTTCTCTAACTCATCGACGGACGTCTGCGCCTGATCGACGGTTTTCGTCAGGTTCTTGAGATCGGCCTGAGTCTTCTTGGCACCGTCTCCACGGGCCTTTGTCTCAATACCGATACTGTAGCGCTTGTCTTCAGCCATCGCGTTAGGACGGAGCGGTCACGATCTCCATTTGGCCGCCCATGATCGTGACGGTGTGGAAAGTAAGAGATGCCCGCGCCTCGCCGGGAGCGGACAGAATCACGGCGTCTTTGAGCGTCAGCTCATAGAGAGTCGCCGCCGGATCGGCGTTGCCTCGAATCTCGATTGAGCAATCACCGTTCGTCGTCGGCCAAGACTGAGGCAGTGCGAAAGCCCAATACTGAGCCAGCTCATGGGTCGCATAATTCTCAACCCTCGAAAACTGGATCTGATTGCGGATATTCGCTCGCCCGATGTTACGCTGATAGGTCGCACGAAGAGCCGGGACCACCTGAACATTTCTGACGTGTTCAGGCAGCCTCGGCTCAAATTCCATGTCGTGGGTCCAGTCGATTAACTCGACCCCACCTAGCGTAACTTTGATGCTAGAACATAGCCTTGCCACTGTGGTTCATCGGTTACTCGAGATTATCCACAGTGATCGTGCCGAGAGCAGCAGCATCCAGAACGGGGAAGGTGATCTGCGGGCGGACAATGCCGCGCTCGAAGTTCATTCCCTGAATGGTTGCGCTGGTCCAGAATTCGACATCGAGGATGGTGTCGCCATCAGCAACATCGAGCTGCTTCAGCCAGACCCAGCCCTCGACTTCATAGGCTCCCGCCATGACCTGGCCGGCGACCCCGGCAGTCAACTGGCCGGTTCCGAAGAGCAGTTCATAGGCGAGAAGATCGAGCTTGCTGAACGTGGCAACAAACTCCGTGCTCGCCTGCGTGACGACTGATCCCTTCTTGACGTAGGCTCCATTTGATCCTGGCGCGTAGGACTCGTCCTTCTGCACGTCAACATTCGAGGTGATTCCCTCGCAGTTTCCGAGCTCATAGGCGGTCCAGTTTGCGGCTGGATCGTGATCCGGTTTTGCGGTGATCGAAACCGTCGTGGCGTCGACCGTCGTCCCCTCCCGGATGAAGTAGACAAAATTTCCAACTCCTTGAGGCATGATTTTAGATGGTTATTGTTATGTTAAGACTGAGAGCGATTGACCAATCACCCGGTAGACAAAGAAAGGCTTGGGCACCTCGGATAAACGGAAGGCATCCTGGAAGGCGTATTTGAAACGAGTCTCTCCAGACGGGAACGTCTCGAAGATCAGGTCATCGAGCTTCACGATGATTTCGGCCACCACGTCCTCAACATCTCGAAGTTGAGCTACCACCGGCGAGCCATCAGAGAGAGTGAGGAAGTCACTGTCCCTTTCGGTGACGTTGACCTTCTCGCCCCATGGGTTGATCCAGAGATCAGTGACGATGGAGAGCCGCTTCGCTGGGTCGCGGTCCTCGTCGCCTTTGGTGAGTCGCTCGATGGAAACGAAAGCCGCCAGCCCTTTCAGCTTGGACGCCACATGCGAAGACATGTGGCCAGGCTCCAAGGGCCGGAATGGATACACGTGCTCTTGATTGTCAGCGAAAGCTGACGTGTCCTTGATCGCAGAGACGATCACCTCTTTGAGCACGGCAAGCGTCATCAGAAGTCGAGCTTGATCTCTCCGCCGTAGCAGAAAGAAGCGTTCCCCCCGGTTACAGATTCACCGTCTGAACTATTCGTTTCCGTTGTCGTCGATGCCTGGCCGGGCGTGATGTGATAGTGACCGCGTGCCGTGTCCCGAAGACGCTGGATGGCGATCTCGTAGGACTGGCGGCGGCTTTCGTTCATCACAAGATCGGCGCCGGCCAATCGGCCAGCGACTTTCTCCACGGCGATGACGATCGTCGTATCCTTCAACTCGGGCGGGATCAGAGTCGTATCTGAGTCCCGCTCGTTTTCTTTGATATATCCGCGAACCTCGGCCAAGGCCAGAGCGATCCCCGCGGTCACGGGGTCGCTCTGGCCATCTGCTAGATCGTAGGTGCTGACGCCATCATATTCGGGGCTTGAGAGCCTCGACTTGATGTCATCTGCGCTGATCGTGACCCAGGCCATTACTTGTCGGGAGAAGCGTTATTTCTTGGCGGTTCCAGAGGATTTGGCTGCGGCCTTCTTTGCGGGAGCTTTCACTTCCGGCTCCGTGGCCGTTTCCTTTTCAGCGGTTTTCACTTCCCGCTCCGTGGCCTTGGCCTCTTTCGGGGCAGGCTTCAGTTGCTTGAAATAAACTCCGCACTTCGTGACGCCGTTCTTGGGATCGAGCTTCACCCGATCACCTTTCTTGAGCACTTCGCACTCTTGCGTTACGAATTCCTCGCTCGTCACCTCATACTCTTTCAGGTCAGCCATTTCTCAGTCCTCCTGATGTTAGGTGAGCACGCTTGTGAGTTTGCGAACCAAGGTGGATCCCGTCTTCTTCACGTCCGTGTTGTGACGCACGGTGTGGATGTCCGATCGGATGTCTTGGTCTCGGTGACTCTCGACGATCACGTCGATGTCATCTTCCATTCCACTGTCCTCGGCCCAGACGAAGGTCCGGAAGGCGTTGGGGGCCTCGAGGTCTGCGGTGTTGTTCACGTGCGCCAAGACCACCGTGTCACCCCAGATTTGGGACAAGGAGGAGGTCAACCCTTCCTCGGCGGTGTCGTGATACTCGCCCGCGATGATGACGTTCGGAATCCGGAACACGCGAGCCAGGTCTTCCGCTCCAAGAACCGCGACCTGCGAATACTTGAAGAGATCGACCAACGTGGAGTGGTAGAAGAGAACCTCTGCCACTTCGCGAGTCAGAATCATCGTATTGGCGTCGATCCCCGAAGCATCGCGCAGTGCGGTCCGCTGTGTTTTGATGTCAGTGATCGGCGTTCCGCCTGCGTCCCACTTCGTGGAGGGCGTTGCGCTTCCAACCGACCCATCGTCAACCAGAGCCTTCACTTCCAGCTCGTGGTTATAATGGATCACAGACATGGCGCGACGGATAGCCGCCTGGTCAGCGTCAAACTGGGAGCGGTATTTCTTGCGCTCCGTGTCGTCGATTTTGACGGCATGGCCCTTGTCCTCACAGTTGTAGGTGTCACTCGACAGAGTGATGGAGCTGTGAGTGTAAGGCGTGCCTGGCGCACGCATGATGTTGGTCGGACGGCGAAGCAGGTTCTCTTTCGAGAAGATCGGATACTTGGCCGCCTGCTCACCAGTGCGGAACATCGGAGCCAGCGCATGGCCAGCCCATTGAGTGCCATCATTCCAGTGCTCATACGCAAGCTGCGACAAGACTGGATTGAAGGTTGCGGTAGTGCTTACAGACATTGTTTATTGTCTCCTTTTCTCAGGTAAATGGTTAGGACGCAGCCATGAGGTCATGCGCAATGAGAACATCGAGGATGTCGTTGATGGCGGAGCGGGCCTCAGCGTCTTGAGTTGCTCCACCGGAAGGATCAGCGATGAAGGTGCTTTCGGCAGCCTTGTGCTCAACGGTGTGCGGGATGGCAAGGAACCGCTGATCGTCAGCCGTGTTCCCCTGGTAGAGCGAGCGGCCAAGGACGATCCCTGAGCCAGCGCTTCCAACGGGCGCCACTTTGCCTCCAGCCGCCGCGATGAACTTGCCGCCCTTGGCGATCACGCCATTGGCAACGAATCGAGCGGTGCCAGGCTGGCCCAGCAGGCGGATTCGGACATATTCAGAATCAGCAGAAAGGCGGCCCTCATAGGTGCCGATTGCATTTGCTGCGGTGGCCAGAATCTTGCAGGTGTCCTCGGCGGTGCCGAGCTCCACAAGGTAGCCTTCCTTTCCGCTGAGTTGGCCCGCGGTCTCCTCCTTGAGAGTGATATAGGGGCCTTCAGTTACTCCAGTAGTGTTCATGGTAGTCTAAAGTCGTTGTTGTTTGTCGGTTAGTTTTTGGACGACCGATGAGCCTGGAGAATGGCCTGGGTCGCTTCGATTTGAAGCGCTGCGCCTTCCTGACCGAGCCCCATTTGGGTGTGATAGTCCTGGTAAGATTGGGTTCCCATCTGGCGGATGGCATCGCCCACATTTTTGGCCTTGCCTGCCTGCACGAGATCGCGAGCACGTTCGAGCAGCGATTTGTCGCTATCGTCGATATCCTCTGCGGGGCCGGCCTTGGCCGCCTTCACGACGGGCTTTTCCAAGTCAGAGGCAGGAATGCGATTCATGATCGCCTTGGCCGTCTCGGGGCTGGATAGGAACTGCTCGCGCATCGAGGCCTTGAAATCCTCATCCTTCGGCTTGATGCGCCCGGCCTTTACGTGCTCCTCGATGAAAGCATCAGCTTGAGCTTCCTTCATGGCTTGCACTTGCGCCAGGGCGTCTTCTTTCTCCTTCTTAGCGGTTACGAGGGCCGCTTGAAGGTCCTTGTCTTGCTCTTTGGAACGGGAGGCGGTGATATGCTCGGCAATCATCGCCGCGGCCTTCTCAGGATCCTTGGCTTGCTCTGCGGTAATCACCCCCAGCTCCACGAACTTGGTTAGGTCCATTGGTTTCTGTGTTGGTGGTTGCTTGGGTTCTTTCGCAGCCCTCTTGGCGGCGATAGATTCGATGCTCTCGAAGGCCGGATCGCTCACCAGCCCGCCGATTGCTTTGCTTGATGGGTGTAGCCCTAACGGTTTACCCTCCGGGGAGAGGAGAAACTCAGGGGAGAAAAATTGAAGCTCTTTGTCTTGGATCGATTGCTTGGCCGCCGTGGTCCATTCGGACTCACAGATGAGCCCTCGCTCTTCATCCCAAAGGAAACGTTTAGGATGGCCCGCCGCTCGGCCTCCCTCATGCAGGTAATCGAAGAACGGGGGAACGTTTTGCGCTTGAAGGGCCTCGAGGTCCGCCTGGAAGACCTTCTCGATGCCGGCTTCCACAACCACCTCACGAGTGGCGGTCTGACCGTTCACTTTGGCCGTGATCGTGTGCCGCCCTTTGGGAAGATACTGGATCAGCCTTTTCGGCTCTTTGGAGTCGGACGCAATGAGTGCCGTCGCAAATCCAGCCTGAATGAGATCGCCCTGCATGGTATCTCCCACCAAGGACTGAAAACAACCCTGCGGAAAGGCTGGCAAATGGGCGTTGCTCGGCCTACCATCTCAAGAATGAGCGACTCTCAGTATTCAGGAGCCCGAATCAAATTTCGCTGCGGTGAGAAGGATTATGATATCAAGGTTAAGGAAGAAGACGCTTCCATATCCATTGACCAAGAAGTCTGCTACAAGGATGAGGATGGCATTTATTACTCACTGACAAGGGACAATGATGGCAACGATGCTCTCCGGTATTGTGTTCTGCCCGAATCAAGAGCGGAGATGAGGTTGAAGGCAAAGATTGAAGATCCTCGCCCACTTCTTCTGAGGACCCCCCGGACAGTGGATGTCACTATCGAACTGGCGGGATCGGAAATCTTGGGCCATTTAAAATCGGTTTACTCAGATGGCCATATCGAGGTTGTTGCCCGCACTCTCACTAAAATCCGAGCGTTTGATCTACCTGCCGGGTGGAAGCGCCCCAAAGACTGGATCCCCCAGATGCTGATGCCATTGCCATCTGAGTGTGGGGAGTGGGCGACGGGCTAACGGGCAAGTTCAGAGTTGACCGACAAAATCGGGGCTCAGCTCTGAACTTGACGATTCGGTGGCAGGACATTCGCGAATGTCTCAGTTTTCGGTCCCGTAAACGGTTTACGGGAGTCAAATCGTTTGACGTCAACGGACGTCAGAGAGCCCCTTCCAGCTCCTGAGCCATCGCCTTGATGAAAGGCTCAAGGAAGACGTCATCGACCGGGAGAGCCCCTGGCCATTTGGGATGCGTGACCGAGCGCTTCAGCGCGTAGGCGGTCTTCGCCGGCGTGCCCTTCCGCTCGACGAACATCAGCACGTCTTTCCCGCGTGGCCGAAAGAGGCGGAATCCCGTGACTCGCTCGAACTGCTTCGTTGTGC